CTATTACAAGTCACCCAACGCAATCAAGCTGGGGCAGGTTCTCCCTATTATGTCCAGGTGCAGGGTCGTAAAACGAAGTAGAAGGGAGGGAAATATCCTTCGTCCACCATGCATAACACCCAAGCCGTTGTAGTTTAAAGGTCCGATGGCTCAGACCATACAACTCTACTCAGTTGGGTCCGCTCTGTTCGAGGACAGAGCGAACGTTCGAAATGCGCCATTACGATATTCGTGAAGCAACTGCTCATAGTTCAACTTCTGATAAACAATGCCTTCCCTCGCAAAGGCCTTATCAATAACATCGACACCCTTCGCAAAAAACTCGCGACCATGGAGAAAACACTCCCTCTGCGCACCACTAGCAGTATCCTTCAATCTCTCAACGGAAGAAACATTCATATCACTACTCTCGTAACAAAAAGCCTTCCAGATAGAATCTTCTTCGAGAGGAGCTACATACTCGCCCATTTCTGCAGACCACACGAACTTTCGTTTCACAAACGAAAGATCCTCAAACTCAAGAAAAGCAACAGGGGTCGTGCCTTTCTGGGCAGGAGTAGCAACGTAACCCATACACCTATACTCTGCAGAAATGGTTAACATATTAAAAGCAGAGGCTATCAATGGATCGACGGAATTAACGTTGTCATCACCGACATTCGCAGTGTCAACGTAACGGGTGAAAAGAAGAGGATCCCCAATCAAACGCCTAAAAGCGACGCGAAGAAGAAAAGAATTAACAAATGAATTCATCAAAAGCGTAAAAATAACACCGCTCGGCATACCCTTAAATTTCAAGAAAATATCATTCTTATAACGAGCCATCTGCCACTTGAAACAAAGAAAAATGAGATAAACAACATCCGCCGCTTGACGATCGTACCCAACCAAAAGGGCTAATCCACGAAAGAATAGGGCAGCCGCCTCAAAAAGCTGCGCAAAATGCGACCAATCAAATGACGAAAAGTCCATGTCAAAAAATTTACGTAAATCCCTCTTAAGACGAATGGCCAACTCATGCCACTGGTGCGAACCAGCATTCATTCCACCATAACACTCACTAAGATGTGGAAACTTCAACACATACTGGATCAACGGCATCAGGTACATACGAGCATACAAATTGAAAGCAGTATCCATTACACAAAACAAACGAATTTTGAAATGTTCTATCTTCTCAAGAAGCCTCAATTCATCTTTTGGTACCATATCAGAAAAAGGGGTCGGAACTATCCCTCGACGAAAATCGGCATCCATATCTTTAATTCTCTGCATAACTTCTGATTTCAGGACATAAATCTCATCGGCCATCTCATAAAACATGTCATGCTTGGACATAATGCCCATATCCCTCAAGTAAGCTCCAACAGAGGTCTTAAAATCTATGCGATCTATGCCCAACTCAATAGAACCAAAAAGAGCCTCAGTCAAAGATAACGGAGAAAGCTTAATCTTATGGGCAGAAAGATGGACATCTGGAGCCATCTGTTTCAACATCGCCTGAACAACACTCTCAATCTCCACCGTAGTAATATCGCAGTCCATATCAATATTCTTACACGTATTCGTAAAAGCAGACTTATACTCCCCATCAGGAGCAATCCCGCGAATTTTGAATGGAGGCACGAAAGGACTACTCAGCAGACGACCAAATATGTCAAAAACTCTAGTCGGCCGAAGAGAAGTCTTAAAAGTACGATTCGGACCGGCAGCAGTACCCAAACTAGCCAAGTATTTTGAAGGAACATTTCTTAAATCCGAACTCAGAGAGAGACCCTCAATCTCTGCTTTCGGTAACTCGAAAACAACATCCTCTACAAGCGGAGTTGATACATCAGCCACGCACCGTTCAAACCACGTCTTACTCAACAAAGTACAACCGACCTTAGTTTCCCTGCCATAAGAAACTATTCCAACTAACATTGCTGAACCGCCAACGATGCCGATAACTGGATTACAACACATGCCTTGCCTTTGCGACTCGGCCCACTGAAGTCCTGGATAACTTGCACCACATGACTTAAAATTGTCGGGATTAGCAACACCAGCAACAACAACATTATTCGGCTGAACATGCTCAATATCACAAGATTGGGTAACCGGACACAACGGAAGATACTTAATAAGCCCTTTAGAAACCCGAGAAAACCTATGCTTAAGCAGAAAAACTTCCGCTTCATGATCGCCAATTAAATCTTTCATTGAAAAACGATGCGTCTCCTGACCCACCGTCAATTCAAAATCAAGCGTATCAAAAACTCCAGTCTCTTTATGCGCAAAATAATGTTTATTCAAAATCATAAACTCAGGAGTCAAACACAGAATCATTACATCTGTTCTACCCCTCTGAGTCAAAAGAGAAGCTTTCTCAACCGCTGATCTCACCAACTGACGCAAATCAGCGCGAGAAGTTCCGTAAGTTTGGACAATCTTCACG